CTTTAGGAAATTCTTCATATAAATTTTCTGAGGTTCACGCAACTACTTACTATGGTGACGGTTCTAATTTAACAGGTATATCTTCAGATTTAGTAAATGATACTACACCACAATTAGGCGGTGATTTAGATATGAACTCCAAGTTTATATCTAGTGGAATATTAGGTGTCAAGAATCAAGGCAGCCAATCAGAATTACGTTTGTATTGTGAATCAAATAACGCACATTACGCATCAATAAAAGCACCTGCACATAGTACATTTTCTGGTAATTT